AGCCCTAGAAAGATCATAATCAAAATATTCCGGCCTCATAGGCACACTTACTACAATTGATTTTTCCTTCTTTCTAAATGTATCTATAAGAAATTCTATTAAACTATGATTTTGCCAATAATGATAAGATAGATTCAAATGATCCACATACGGTTCAATTGCCCACCAATCCATCCATAGCTTCCCTCCATTAGTTGTAAGTTCTACATGATTATCTATATCTTTACAATTTCGTAAAATAGGTACGATGTCGTCCATATCTAATGGCTCTCCGCCACTTATCTTCCAATTTATTTTACGGTTAAGTTCAAAATAATTAGTTTTTAATTTTTCAATCAACTTAAGATACTCCGCAGTTTCTCTAGGACGTTCTCCTCCTCGCAGTCTTGTTGGACAGTAACTACATTCTGATTTACAATAATCACTTATATCCCAAACGATATTAACAAAATTATTCATAGATGTTGACTTTTTCTAAATAAACAAGTATTATATTTACTATAGATTAAAACTTCAACAACAGGCAAAAAATTTATGAAAATTAAAATCTCAGAACTATTTTACTCTATCCAAGGTGAAGGTAGATATATGGGTGTGCCCAGTGTGTTCTTACGCACCTTCGGTTGTAATTTTAAGTGTTCCGGGTTCGGAATGGAACGCGGACTGCTTAGTACAGAGGCAGATGACATTGCGGAAATGTCGCACAAATATAAAACATATTCTCAACTACCGTTAGTAACTACGGGCTGTGATAGTTACGCAAGTTGGCATCCAGGATTTAAAGACCTAAGTCCAACTTTAGATGTAGAAGTCATAGCAGGAAGAATTATGAACATGCTGCCACACAAAGAATGGCGCGATGAACATTTGGTAATCACAGGCGGGGAACCACTACTAGGTTGGCAAAGATCATTTCCAGATTTGCTAAATTTACCAAACATGGCCAGTCTAAAAGAACTCACATTTGAAACTAACGGTACTCAGAAACTATCAAATGATTTCAAAGAATTTTTAACCAACTGGGGTTTAAAAAGAAGTTTCCCCCATGGTAGAGAAAAGTATCAAGGTGGGAATGGTTGGAATAGTATTACATTCAGTGTCAGCCCGAAATTAAGTGTAAGCGGTGAATCATGGAACGACGCTATCAATCCAGACATAGTGGCAGATTATCAAACTGTAGGCTATACGTATCTTAAGTTTGTTGTCGATAGCATGGAAGATATCAACGAGGCTGTTAAAGCAGTTGAAGAATATCGTTCAGCAGGATTTACAGGTCCTGTATATCTTATGCCAGTAGGTGGTGTAGAAAGTGTCTACAGCCTTAACAATAAAGCAGTTGCCAAAGGCGCCATGTTAAAAGGATTTAGGTATTCGGATAGACTACAAGTACCTTTGTTTAAGAACGAATGGGGTACTTGATTGAAATTTGAATATATTGACATAGGTACCTGCGACTTTGAAACCAGCGCAGATGTCCTATGTCAAGATAATTCAGCGAAGGTCATGCTGGTAGAACCTTTGAGATTTTATCTGGATAGAATAAGCAATCACGACAGATTAATTAAATCAAACTTTGCTATAGGCAATAGACAAGATGTAGTTAATATCTACTATCTTGAGGAATCAACTATAGCTGAATACCAGCTACCGCATTGGCTTAAGGGCTGTAGCACAGTGGGCAAACCTCACTACTATGCCTTAAAACATCTCAAAGAAAAACAACTACCACTAGATCTAATCAAACGTTACGAAGTTAAAATGATAACCTTCGTGGCACTGTGTGAAATTTACAACATAACACACATTGATCAACTTAAATTAGATACAGAAGGTTATGAGCATCTGATATTGCCAGACGTTTTAAGACAAATAAATAATGGATTAAACATCAACACCATCATTTATGAATACCAAGCATATGCCGGTAATACAGTCATTCTAGATCAACTCTGTCTTCAATTTGAAACGGCAGGGTATAAAAAATCTTGGTACACTAACATAGATATTAAGTTAACTAAATGAAAAATCTACTTAAAAAAATATTTGGCATTAACGAAATGAACGAGGCCATAGCCGAAACTAGACGTATTGCTGCAGAAGCAGAAGCTAAAGAGCAAGAATCTCAAGTAAGCCCTAAAGAATTAGCCATTAAAAATAAGGAACCGTGGGTAGCCGTACTCAACACCCATGTAAACAAGGAAAACATTAGAAATGGTTTTTTTGAACTTGACTGGAACGAATACTTTGTGCTACAATTAAGAAGTGCTGGATATAAAGGTGAGTCAGATGAGGACATTGTTAATCAATGGTTTACTGAACTTTGCCGAAATGTCGCAGACGAGGAAGGTATAGACATGAGTCGTAGAGGCACTGGATATATCAATGTAAATAACATAGGAAACGGACGCTCTGAGGTCAGTTAATGGCTAAAACATACATACTGGTAGACACTGCAAATACATTTTTTCGGGCCAGACACACGGTAAGAGGTAATCTTAACGACAAGGTTGGTATGAGTATTCATACTATTCTCAGCAGTATTCGCAAGGCATGGCGAGACTTTAACGGCGATCATGTTATTTTCTGCTTAGAAGGCCGTTCTTGGCGTAAAGATTACTATGAGCCGTATAAACGCAACAGGCAAGAAGCCCGCGATGCTCTAAATCCACGTGAAGCAGAAGAAGACCGAGTGTTCTGGGAAACTTTTGATCAGTTTAAAGAATTCATCGTAAGTAAAACTAATACAACTGTTCTTCATCATCCTCAGTTAGAGGCAGATGATTTAATTGCAGGCTGGATTAGATTACATCCTAATGACAATCATGTTATTATTTCTACAGATGGCGACTTTGCTCAACTGATTGCCCCTAATGTAAAACAGTACAACGGTGTAATGGGCATCACTATTAGACACGATGGATACTTTGACGAAAAGGGAAAACCCGTAGTAGATAAGAAAACTAAAGAAATTAAGCCTGCTCCGGATCCTGAATGGTTATTATTTGAAAAATGCATGCGAGGTGACACAAGTGATAATGTATTTTCGGCCTATCCAGGCGTTCGTGAAAAAGGCACTAAGAACAAAGTAGGCCTGCGAGAAGCATTCGCAGATAGAAATAGCAAAGGTTACTCATGGAACAACCTAATGCTACAAAAATGGTTAGACCATAATGGTGTAGAACATCGAGTTCTTGACGACTACCAACGTAACAGAATTCTATGTGATCTAAACGCTCAGCCTGATAATATAAAGGCAATTATCAATTCTGTAATAGAAGCAGAAGAACATAAAACTAAAAACATTGCTCAGGTAGGTATACGCCTGTTGAAATTTTGTTCCACATATGATCTTCAAAAAGTTAGTGAACAAGTACAAAGTTATGCCGAACCACTTAATGCGAGGTACTGTGAATGAACTCATCAGCTAAGGTTTTAATTCCTAATAAAGAATGGATTATTAAAGATAACTACGGTAAGATTGCCAGTGTAGCTAAGGGTAAAAAAGGTTACATGGTTATTAAAAAAGGTTACATACATCCATTCAAAAATCTTACAGATATTAACAACGAATTAGGCGTTAACATAATTGAAGAAAATCTTAAAAAGAAACAACAGGATAATAAAGAACTCAGCATTTATGATTATCCCTGTAGTTCAAAACCATATCAACCAATTTATAATGTAAGAAAAAAACTACCGTTATTCGCTAAAAGTGATAAAAGCAAAAGCCAATACTGCGCCGGATATTATGTGATTAAATTTAGAAAAGGGTGGGTAAAAAGCTTCTGTCCTAAATTAATTACTTTAGAACGATATCCGTTCTTTGGTCCTTATAAAACCGAAAACGAAATGAAATTAATCTTAAAAAATATGAATAAAAATGACTCAAACTCTTAATACCCTTCCCATAGAAGAGTTCCTAAACAGGGCTCGTGTTGCCATAAAAGGCAACCAAAAAGACCTTACCTTGTCGATTAAAGAAGTAACTGATCTTCAAAACAGCCTCAGCGTAGTAATGACAAGATTAGCAGGAGATCTAGATAAAAATACAAGCGATCCTTTAGAAAATCTAGAAATTAAAATTACAGGCGGTTCATTCTGACTGTATAAATTGACTAAATAAGTGCGCATATATCGGAGATGCGCACATGAGTAGACCAAAACCTAAAGTTATTCTAGAGCAAACAAATAAAAAGAATTTTAAAACTGAGCAAGTTTTGGAAGCAGAAGCCATTTGGGCTGTATTCTACGAAGGTAAACCTATTAATTTAAAAACTGTGTCTATCATAGCTAATCAATTAGGACCAAAATATAAAAAAGTTAGTTTTTCTAACAGTGGACACGCATTCAATCTCGCAGACAAACTAAACAAAACGTTCGATACCTCGAAGTTCGAAGTTTACAAATTAACAACTGGCGAAGTATGCCAACATGAACTTAAAGATTGAATTAACCAAATACGTTGCTAGCCAATCAGGACTAGAAACAACAGAAAAAAACTTACGTTTACTCAAAAGAAAATGGTGGGCCAGCACCAGAATTAAAGATAAGGGCGGGCTACAACTAACTGAAGAAGGCTTTATGGCCTTACATCAAGCAGATATCAAATTCCATAAAATTACAATGGAAAATGATATTGTTTTTACAAACCAAAAAATAATTTGGTTAGATAATTTTATTACCTGTCCATGGTTTTTAGCCAATAATCACATCTTTGTTTTCACAGAAAGTATGGCTATCCAGCTGGTGTTGTTTTCAGGCAACATTGAAAAATTCCTTTACAGTAAAGCAGAACGAGCAAAATTAGATTGACAAGATATTAGTAATTCTGTA